ACCCTCGCCCCGCCGGATCTCGATGCGGTCCCCGCGGCGCGTGCCACGGGCCTGGACGTCGCGACCGGCCCGGATGGGTGGGAGGAGCGCATCAAAGTCCGTGAGGTGTTCGACGGCGGTTACTGGCGGCGGCGGACAGCTGCTGTCGTGCGTCCGTTCATCGAGCGCGTGTGGCAGCGCGGTGGCGCGACGATCAGCGGGTCATTCGACCTGGACGAACCGGCTGTGGCCGGCGCCCTGGACGACCGGATCGAGGAGCTTGCCGGGCAAGTCACCGCGACCACGGAGCAGGTCCTCCGGTCGCAGCTCCTCGCGCACGGGGTGGCCGAGGGCGAGTCGATCCCTGAGCTGCGCGCCCGGATCCAGAAGGTATTCGCCGAGCTGTCGGACCACCGGGCAACGATGATCGCCCGCACCGAGACCGTCGGCGGGTACTCGGCCGCCTCGCACATGGCCGCCCTGGACGCGGGCGCCGTACGGAAGACGTGGATCAGCACCGACGACAAGCGGACCCGCCGCACGCACCGCGCCGCGCAGGGATCCACGGTCGCGATGAACAAGCGGTTCACGCTCACCGAGTCGCGGTGGCCGGCGGATCCGGCCGCGCCCGCCAACCAGTCCATCCAGTGCCGGTGCGCGCTGACCTTCGAGTTCGAGGAGAACTGACCATGCCCGATTCCAGCGCGCTCGATGCCGTGTACCGCGAGCGCCAACACCTGCTCGCGCACCTCGCGGCGAGCTACCCGTCCGTGCTGGTGGACGGGGCAGACCGTGAGGCTCCGAGCTGGCCCGTGCTGTTCGTGAAGTTGCCCACCGGTCAAGTCTCCTGGCACATCGGCCCCGACGACCGGGACCTGTTCCCCCATGTGGAGCGCGCAGTCGGCGGTATGCCGGGCGCTCCGATCTGGGATGGCCACGACACCGCCGAGAAGTACCGGCGGCTGGACGCCCACACGCTCGCCCTCACGGCCGAGGAGTCCTGACCGTGGCCACTCTGCTGCGGGGCGAGGTCCCCGTGATCCTCCAGCCCGCCGGGACCGCGCAGTACACCGGCGCGTACTGCCCACCGACCGTGCCGTTCCGCGAGGTGAGGCGTGGCCCGTTCGACGGGAAGGCCGACATCGTTGTACGGCCTGACTCGGACGGGGAGCTGCCCCGGCACGCCACGTTCGGCGGGGGCGCAGTCGTCTACGAGTACGACGGTCGCGACAGCAAGGGGCGCGCCGTCTACCGGTACGCACCGCGCCTCTCCAGCGGGCACCACGGCCTCATGGACGCGGTGGCCGAGGTCTACGCCGAGCACGCACTCAAGCAGGCAGGGGGGCACGCATGACGTCCGGATGGATCCAAGTCACCTGCCCGGTCTGCCACGTGGACCAACCTGCACGTCTCCGGTTCAAGCTCGGCGAGACCGACCACACCGCCAACGCTGTAGCCGTGAGCGTTGAGGCCGACATGACGAACGTCAACGCGCACGTCGAAGCGTGCAAGAGAGGGCATGGTCAGTGATGGAGATCGAGTTCCGCGTCTTCGAGACGCACCAGTTCCGAGTCGACGAGGGCGACGACGGCACGTTCGAGGGGGTGGCCTGCCAGTACGGGAAGAAGGATTCGTACGGCACCACGTTCCAGACCGGCGTGTTCAAGCGGGGCATCGACAGGAGCGCGTACGCCTACCTGTGGATGCACAGCCCCTACACCCCCATCGGCACGTTCAACGGCGACGACGAGAGCACCCGGCTCTACATCCGCGGCCGGTACGACGACACGACGGAAGGCCGCGACAAGCGCGCCATGGCCAAGTCCGGGTCCGCGCGCGAGCTGTCCGTGGGGTTCGTCCGCACCGATCTGCCCCCGTGGGAGAAGCTCGCCGAAATGGGCGACGAAGACCGGGCCGACGTCCTCGACAACATCCGGTCCGCGCGCCTCGTGGAGGTCAGCCAGATCACCGCGCGGATGGCAGCCGTGCCCGGCTCCAAGCTCAAGACCGTACGGTCTGCGCTCGGTGCGATGTACTCCGAGACGGGTGAGCCGACCCTCGCCGAGCGGCTCGCGGACTACGACCGCGAGCACGGCAAGGACACCGCGCTCCTCCACGAGCGCGAGCAGCGGATGGCGGACCGGCGCCGCCGCGCGGCCCTGCTCCTCCTCGCGTGACGCCGGGCGACGACGCAGGCCAACGCCCGTCGTCGCCCGCGACACACAGCACCCCCAGACACGCACACCCCAATGTGATCTACCCTCGCCGCATCCGGGCCGCTCGTACCGGACGTACAAGCCACGAGCACGCCGGGCGCGATCCACCGGCCGTGAAAGACGGACGCAGACACCCATCACGGGCGGCTGCGAGCCGTCCACGGACCGAGAGGACCCGGCCATGAGCACACGCCGAGCACTCGGCTACCGCAAGGGCCGCGCCGCGAACGGCGAGGATCCCACCCGGCGGTACCCGATCCACCCCATCCGCGGCGGCGCCCCCACCCTGACCGAGCAGCGAGACGCCATCGTCGCTCAGCTCCAGGACCCGGCATACGACGGCGACCCCGCCGAACTACTCCAGCGCGCGGACCAGATCGCCGCGGAGATCGACCAGGCCAACCAGCGTGACGCCCGCCTCCGTGCTCTGCGCTCCGCGACCCTCCCCGCCGGCGACCCGCAGCCCGACCCGGGCCAGCGCCAGCAGCCGGGGATGCAGCCCGACGACCAGGGCAATCAGCACCCGCTCACCGTGGCCGAGGCGTTCGTCCGCTCCAAGGCGCTGGAGAACTTCCGCGCGAACGGGTTCACGGGCAAGTTCGCGGTAGAGCATCGTGCGGCCCCGGCGGGCACCGTCACGACGGGCACGCAGCCGCAGCAGAACACCAGGGTTCCGGGGATCATCCCGCAGAACCCTGATTTCCCGCTGCTGATCGCGAACCTCCTCGACCGCCAGACCAGCGACGGGACCACGCTGGAGTACATGCGGGACACGTCCGGCCCGCTGTCCTCGTGGAACAACGCCGCGGTGGTCGCGGAAGGCGCGGACAAGCCCAAGTCCGGCCCGTTCTCGTTCGACCTGATCACGACCACCCTCAAGACCGTCGCGCACTGGGTGCCCATCACGAGGCAGGCCGCGGACGACAACAGCCAGCTGATGGGCTACATCAACGGCAGGCTGACGTACGGGCTGGACTTCAAGCTCGACCGCGAGATCCTCACCGGCAACGGGTCGACCCAGATGCAGGGGATCTTGACGACCGCCGGCATCGGCGCGTACCAGCCCGCCTCCGGCAACACGGACGCCAAGCTCATCACCGTCCGCAAGGCCAAGACACAGGGCGAGCTCGCGCTCTACCCGCCGGACGCCATCGTGATGAACCCGCTGGACTGGCAGGACATCGAGCTCGACACCGACGCGAACGGGCAGTTCCGGGTGATCACCACGGTGACCGACTCCGGGGCCCCCATGCGGATTTGGGGTCTCACCGTCGTCACGTCGGTCGCGATGGCCGCCGGCACGGCGCTCCTCGGCGGGTACCGGATGGGCGCCACCCTGTGGGAGCGGCAGGGCGTCACGATCTTGATGACCGATAGCCACGCGGATTATTTCACCGCGAACACGCTGGTCATCCTCGCCGAGCGCAGGGCGAACGTGGCGGTCCACACCCCGCAGGCGTTCGTCAAGATCACGTTCGCGGCGCTGCCGTAATGGCCGGCGTACCGATCCAGGCGACCGTCACCAAGGGCGGCACCCGCACCGAGGGTCAGGAGACGCAGACGATCCGCGTGATCGGCACTGCGCCCGCCCTCCTGGACGGCAGCACCAAGCCCGTCATCAACAACCAGGGAACGACCTTCGCTGATCTGGCGGCGGTCACCACGGCGTACAACGCCCTTCTTGCTGCGCTCCGTACGCGTGGCGTCATCGGAGGTTCCTGATCATGGCAGCACGTAAGACAGAGGCGGCCGAGGAGCCGCAGGCCACCGTCCGCACTCAGGAGTACGCGGCCGGCACCGGATGGCAGGTCGGAGAGACCGCACCCGAGGACGCGTTCCGCGCGCTCGACACGAAGGATTTCGCGACCCCGGTCGGCGCGGTCGTGCACGAGCACCCGGGCGGCTACGCCCGGCAGATCGTCGCCAAGGGCGGTCTCATCACCGAGGGCGTACGGCGCGACCTGGACGCAGCCGAGAGCGAGCAGGACTGACCCATGGCGTACTGCTCCGAGGTTCAAGCGCGCAACGCGGGGTGCACCGGCAGTTCTGCCGAGGTCACCGCGTGGATCAGCGCTGCCACGGAGCGGATCACCGCCTACACGCAGCAGCTGTTCGAGCCGACCGCGCTCGTGGTCGTGGCGGATGTGGCGCCGGACGGGCTGTGTCTCCTCCCGCGCCGCGTCCGCTCGATCACCTCGGTGACGCCCGTCGTCGCACCCGACGACGCCCCGTCGCTCCCGTCGTCGGCGTGGCGGTTCACGTCGTCTGACGTGCTCGGATCCGTCGACGCCGTGCATCTGCGGTGGGGCGGCTATGACGACCTCGTTGCGGGGGCCGAGTCGTACAACGGCGGGTGGCGCGGCCTGTTCGAGCAGTGGGGCATGGAACAGGCCCGCGTGGCCGGGGAGTTCGGGTACGCCCTCTGTCCCGCCCTGGTCACGCAGGCGTGTGCTCTCCTCGCCGCGCACATCCAGGCCGCCGCCGCACCGTCCGATGCGGACGCCGCGCAGGACACCACCCTCGATGTGGACGACGAGGGCAACAACGTCCGGATCACCGACGACACCAGCGAGACGACGCCCGTCGCCCCGTCGGCGTCGACCGGATCGACGCAGGTGGACGCCCTCCTCGTGGGATACCTCAACCGGTCCTCGCTGATCGGGGGCATTTGATGGATCTCGGTGCGTCCGCATCCACGCGGCTCAACACCCGGCAGTACGAGAACGCCCTCCGTCGTGCCCTCAACCTGATGAGCGCGCAGACCAGCGAGGCGGTCGTGCAGACCGGCATCGACGTGCAGAACGAGGCTCGCCGCCGTGCTCCGGTCGACACCGGGCGTCTGCGCTCCAGCATCGTGCACCGGGTGTCCGGCGGCCGCGGCTCTGTGGACGTCGCGGTGGGCACGAACGTCAACTACGCCGAAGCGGTCGAGCATGGCACCGCCCCGCACGTGATCCTTCCGAAGAACGGCAAGGCCCTTTACTGGCCCGGCGCGCGGCATCCGGTTGCGAAGGTCAACCACCCGGGGACCAGGGCGCAGCCGTTCATGCGGCCGGCCGTGGAGATGGCTCCGATCTTCTTCAGCAAGAACATGCGCAAGGTGGGCCGCTGATGGCCGCCACGACGTCCGGCGCGATCAAGGCCCGTCTGGAGAGTCTCGGCTCCGGTGTCCCGGTGTTCCGTGACGGGCCGCGCCCCGGTCAGGCGGAGCCGTACATCGTCGTGACCGAGGGTGTCTCGACCGGCCTCGACACATCGGGCAACGGTGACTTCGGCGACCCCGACGCGGACATCCAGATCATCGAGATCGTCACCGTGGACCTGGTCCAGCGCGCCCGCACCAAGACCGGCGCCGCCACCGCCCGCAACGCCGAGCGGTACGGCCTCGCCGAGGTCCTCGCGCACGCCCTCCATGGCTGCACCCTCCCCGACCACCCCGCCCCCGTGCACGGCGTGCGCGTCCAGGACATGGACCGCATCCCGATCGCGGACAACGTCGTCCGGCACTCCATCACCGTGGCCGTTCACCGGCAGCTCCTCGTCTCCGAGGTGATCCCCGCATGACCGTCACCTACATCCCCCTGCCCCGTGAGGACGTCCTCACCTCACTCGGCCCCGCGTGGCCAGCACCCGTCGGCGCCTCACTGGTCCGCGTCCCCGTGTCCATCGGAGTCACAGACGGCGCGGTCGTGGTCTACGAGGTCGAGGGCAGGCCCGGCGTCACATGGTGGCTGGTCGACGGGGTGATCCCGCCACAGGGCGCCGGCCCCGCTGGCGAGCAGCTGGCCGCGCTGGTCCCTGACTCGGTCGTGGAGATCGTCCCGGATCCGTGGCAGAACGCCACACCGCCCGCCAGCCCGTTCAGCCTCGACAACCCATAACCCGCCCGTCCGGGCCGAACCCCGGCACCAGGAAGGACAGACGCTATGCCGATCTCCCGAGTAACCAAGATCTACTCAGTGCAGGACTGCAAGATTTCGCCGCTCACCGCCGACCCGGCCGGGGGCACCGCGACGTACGGGACCGCCCTCGATGTCCCCGGTATTCAGGAGATGTCGATCTCCGGTGACATCGAGACGAAGAAGCTGCGCGGTGACAACGGGCCGCTCGCTACGAACTCCGCGATCTCCAACATTCAGGTGGCGGTGACGCACGCCAAGCTCTCGCTCGACGTCCTCGCCGCGATCATCGGCGGTCTCGTCACCGACTCCGGAACCACCCCCGCGCAGAAGAGCATTTGGGGGCTGACGGCGGCTACGGCCACCCTGCCCCCGTTCAAGATCGAGGGCGTGACCCCGCCGAACGGCGTCGACATCATCGGCGGTGACCTGCACTGGGTCCTCTACAAGTGCACGGCCAGCGCGTTCCCCGATCTTGGATTCGCGAACGAAGACTTCCGGACAACCAGCTTCACCGCCGACGCGGACCCGCTGCTCGCCACCGGCAAGTGGATCGACGCCGTCCTCAACGAGACGCTCGCCGCGATCGTCTGACCCTGATCTCCGGGCGGGCGCGGACCCACTGTCTACGCCGCCGCCCGCCCGGCCCCTCTCCCCTTCGCAGGCCGAACCCCGGCACTCCTGGAGACCCTGATGACCACTGGCCTTGACCTGCTCGCCGAGGGCGGATCCGTCACCCTCACCGACGGCACCGAACCCCAACTCCGCTACAGCTTCCGGGCGCTCGCCCTGCTGGAAGCCCGCTTCGGCTCCGTCGCCGCCGTACAGTCCGCGATCGACACCACCGGCACCCGCCCCGCGTTCGGCCCGATCCACCAGCTGATCGGCGCCGGGCTGGTCGGGCCCGGCGGGTTCGAGCCGCACCTCCGAGAGCACGTCGACGCCAAGGGCAACCGGTCTGTCTCGGAGATCGTCTACCGGCGCCGGCAGGACGGTCAGGATCTCGCGGACCTCCTCCACCCCGGCCGCCTGAACGAGTACGTCGCCGCGTTCTCGGCCGCGTTCTCGGTGGCGCTGGAGTCCCTGGGAAACGACGACGGGGCAGCACCGGCCCCGGCCGTCCCGGTGACGACCGCTTCCCCTGGGCTGACCTCTACTACCTCGCCGTCGGTGCCCTCCACATTTCTCCCCGCACCTTCTGGGACATGACCCTGTGCCAGCTGATGACGCTGGCTGACCAGCACCAATACGTGCACTCCGGCACCCAGCAGGCGGCCCCGCCCGCGGCCGCACCGGATGCCAGCCCGTTCGGCCTGATGTCCATGGCCTCGATGCAACGCAACTGACCGGAGGTGAGCACCCGTGGCGGATGACATCAACCTGCCGAATCTGGTGTCTCACCTACAGGTCCAGTTGGGGAACACGAGCGGGATCGTCGCGGATGCGGCACGGCAGGGCTCCAGCGTCGGCGCCGCACTCGGCAACAGCCTTCAGCGCGAGGTCCGCAACGCCACCGACCACATCCCCGAGATCCAGATCGATGCCAACTCCAGCCAGCTGGACCGGGATCTGCACCGCGTCCGGGGTGAGCTCGACCAGCTCGCGAACCAGCGCATCGGCGTGGACATCAGCATCGAGGCCGCGCTCCGCAAGCTCGCCGAACTGGAGCCACACCTCGACCGGCTGTCCCACGAACACCCCGACATCAACGTCCAGGCCACCACCCGCGGAGCCCTGCGCCAACTCGCCGAACTGCGTGCGGCCGCCGCCGCGGTGCCGGACGAGGTGCACATCCGGGCGGACGTTGACCGCGACTCACTCACCCGCACCAGCCGCCTGACCGGACTCCTCGGCGGGCTCGGCGACATGGGGCACCGCACAAGCTCAGCACTGCTCCCGCTGGTTGGCAGCGTGGCCAAGGTCTCCGGGGTCCTCGGCGCAGTCATTCCGCTCGCGGCTGGTGTGGTCACGACGCTCGTGAACATGGCGCCGGCCGCAGCTCTCGCGGTAACGGGTCTTGCTGCGGTTGAACTCGCGTCGGGCACGGTCAAGCTCGCCATGTCGGGCGTGGGTGACACGATCACTGCGGCTCTGGATCCGTCCAAGGCCAAGGATTTTGAGAAGTCGCTCGACAAGCTCGCCCCGTCGGCACGCGCGTTCGCTCGCGAGGTCAAGACCCTCGCGCCCGATCTGCGCCGCGTCCAACAAGACGTACAGCAACACGTGTTCGCGGGGTTCGACAAGGAAGTCCAGAGCACGGCCAAGGCCGCGCTGCCAAGCGTACGGCGGGCTTTGCTCCAGACCGCCGACACCCTCAACGCCATGGGCAAGGGCGTGGCGTCCTCGGCCCGTGAGCTCGCAACGGAGGGCACCCTCGGAAAAGCACTGAAGGGCGCCACGTCCGGGCTGTCCGCGTTCCGGCGGGTGCCGGGGCTGGTCGTTACGGCGGTCGGCCAGATCGGTGCGGCGGCCGCACCCGCATTCGCCCGACTGTCCAAGGAGGGTGCGGGCGTCCTCGACAAGATCGCCGCCAAGCTCGACACGGCGTTCAAGTCTGGGGCGATGGAGCACGCCATCGACCAGGCGCTCAGTCTGCTCGGCACGCTCGGCCACGTCCTCGGGAACGTCGGCTCGATCTTCGGGTCGGTCTTCGGTGCTGCCCAGTCCGAGGGCGGCGGGATGCTCGGCGTCCTGGAGGACATCACCGGGGAGCTCGCGAAGATCGCCAAGTCCGATGGCGTGCAAGCCGGGCTGAAGGCGATCTTCAGCGTCATGTCGACATTGGGGCGCACTGTCGCCCCGCTCCTCGGCCAGGCCCTCACCGCGATCGGCCCCATCTTCGCCGCCCTCGGCCCACCGGTCGAAACTTTGATCGAAAACTTGGGTGCCGGGCTGTCACCCGTGATCGACGCGCTCGCCCCCGTGCTCCTGTCTGCCTCGCAGGCGGTCGGCGCACTGATCGTCGCTGCGGCCCCCCTGCTGCCCGTGATCGGCGAGCTCGCAGCGAGCCTGCTTCCCGCCCTGACCCCGCTCCTCGACGCCGCTACCCAGGTTTTCACCGCGCTGGCCCCCGTCGTCCAGGACCTCGCGAGCACGCTCACCGACACCCTGTCGCCGATCCTGGCGGAACTGCCCACGCTGATCGGACCACTCGCCGACCTGCTCGCGCAGGGCCTCGTCACCGGACTCCAGGTGGTGCACGACCTCCTCATCGAACTCGCGCCCACCTTCCGCGACCTCGGAACGCAGTTCGCCGACCTGCTGCCCCAACTGCTGCCCCTCATCGAGCAACTCGGGGAACTCGCCGCCACCCTCTTCGAGCAGCTGGCCCCGTTCCTACCGCCGCTGATCGCCCTGATCGGCGAGCTCGCCGTGCTCTTCACGGGCGGTCTTGCTGTCGCCATCCGTGACGTGGTGCTGCCCGCGCTGGAACTCCTGACCGCGCTCCTGAACGGCGACGTGAAGGGCGCGTTCGCCGCAGTCGGGAAGTTCGTCCGGGGGATGGTTTCCGACGCGGTAGCCGTGCTCTTCACCCTGCCGTCCAAGGCGGGTGCAGCGCTCGCCCCGTTGGCGGGGACACTGGCGGGGAAGGCAGCGGACGCGGGGGCCCGGCTGGTGGCCGCGACCCGGGGGAAGCTGGACGAGGCACGGTCGGCGATCGCGGGCCTGCCGGGCCGGGCGTCGGCGGCCCTGGGGTCCCTCGGCTCGGTGCTCTACAACGCCGGCGCATCCTTGATCTCGGGGCTGCTCCGTGGGATCGAGGACAAGATCCCGTCGGTGCAGGGCACCCTGTCCAAGCTGACGTCGATGATCCCGGACTGGAAGGGCCCGCGGCAGAAGGACGCCAGCCTCCTGACCCCGGCCGGTAAGTCGATCATTGCGGGGCTGGTTGCGGGGATCGACGCGAGCACCGCGTCTCTGAAGTCGAAGCTCGGCAGCGTCACGACGCTGATCGAGCGCGCGATCACTACCAACTCTGGCAACCGCAGGAAGGTGTCCGGGCTCGGCTCGCTGCTGTCGACGGTCGAGCGGGACAACGCGCAGCTCCTGAAGTTGGCCAAGTCGCGGGATGCGGCGGCCGCGAAGCTGAAGACCGCCACAACCAAGCTCAATGACCTGATCAAGGCACGGTCCAAGGCTGCGGCGGACATCAGCGGCGGGATCCTCGACAGCGCCAACATCACGTCCGGGAACAGCGTCACGAACTCCGTCTCTGCGATCACGGTCGGGCTTCAGCAGGTGCTGGCCAAGACGACCGCGTTCGCCGCGAACATCGCCGCACTGAAGAAGAAGGGGCTCCGTGCGGATCTGCTTCAGGACATTGCGGATGCGGGCGTGGACGGCGGCGCGGCGACGGCTGACGCACTGGCCAAGGCAACCCCGGCCGAGTTGAAGCGGATCAACGATCTGCAAGCGCAGTTGGCCAAGGCTGCGAGCACGACGGGCGCCACGGTGGCGGGCGCCCTGTACGACTCCGGAGTCAAGGCCGCGCAGGGCCTCGTGGACGGGCTGAAGAAGCAACAGGGGGCCATCGAGAAGCAGATGGAGAAGATCGCTACGGCGATGGTGAAGGCGCTGAAGAAGGCGCTGGACATGCACAGCCCGAGCCGCAAGTTGCGTGCGGTTGGCTCGCTCGCGATGGCCGGACTGCCGCAGGGGTTCGAGGACATGCGGCAGACCGTCGCGCGGTCCGCGGGCTCGGTTGCGTCGGCGGCGGTGGCGGCCGCGTCGGGCGCTGCTGCGCGGGTGACGCCGTACCTGCCCTCGCCGCAGGCCCTTTCCGTGGCGGCGGCCGGCGGAGCGACCGGGGGCGACACGCACAACACGTTCAACCTGTACGGCACCGAGACGCAGCCGGACGCGATCCTCCGCGCGCTGTCGTGGCGCGGTCTCGTGGGGAGGCGCTGACATGGCACAGGGACGGCTCGGTCAAATCCAGTGGGGTGACCTGCTCTTCGGGCCCGGCTCGCAGTACGGGGTGACCGCGATTGAGGGCCTGGACGACCTGCCAGACATCCGCAGCGAGGACGTCGCGCGGCCCGGACAGCACGGCGACTACACCGGCCCCGACTACACCGGCCCCCGGGTTGTACAGATCGGGCTCGGACTGGTCGGGCAGGATCCCGACGATCTGCGCGCCCTGGTCCTCGCGCTGCGTGATGCGACACAGCCGCAGGCTCGGCCGGCGGCGCTCCAGCTGTTGGATCAGGGCGTCCTCATGTACGGCAAGGTGCGGAAGCGGTCGATCCCGTACGACGCCGAATACGCCTGGTCGCTCGGCTCGGCTGCGCTGGAGTTCTACTGCGCGGACCCCTACCTGTACGGGGTGGATGAGCGGTCCGCGAGCACCACGGCGTACAGCCCCGCCGCCGGCCGTACGTACCCGCTTGTGCACCCGCGCGTGTACGGCAGCGCGGGCACGTCCGGCCGCCTGACCGCGACGAATGCCGGGTCGTCGCCTGCGTACCCGGTGCTGCGGCTGGACGGTCCGGTGGCGAACCCGTCGATCGAGCAGGTCACCACCGGTTCGTCCCTGGTGATCGACGCGACGATCCAGGACGGCGAGTTCCTCGTGATCGACACCCGCACGCGCGCCGTCCTGTTCATGGGGTCCTCGCCCCGCCGCTCGTGGGTGCGTGGCGGCTCGATGTGGCCGCTGCTACTGCCCGGCCGCAACGAACTCGCGTACCGGGGCACGGCGCTACCTGGCGCCCCCGGCCAATCCAGTCTGCTCACCGTCACCTGGCGCGACACGAGCCTGTAAGGAAGGAACACCATGGCTGTGATCAACCCCCCGGCGTGGATGCAGGCCGGGTCATACCCCGCCCGCACAGACCGGCTTGTCGTCAGTTCCCTGCTGTCCTACCCGGGGTTTCTCGTGGACGAGGCGACGCCGATGCGGGTACGGCAGGGGGTACGGCCGAGCTACACCAACCAGCAGCTGAAGGCGCGCGCCGCCAGCACCCCGAACATGACGGTGCTCGTGTCCGCGGGCATGGCGTACATCGACAACCACGACGCGGGAGGCTCGGGCACCTACGTCTGCGTCAACGATGCCGACGTCACCCTGACGATCGCCCCGTCCGGCGGCGCCGGCCAGTTCCGTAAGGACTGCGTGATCGCGTCCGTGTACGACGCGGAGACTGCCGGGTCGCTGTCGGAGTGGCGGCTGGAGGTCATCCAGGGGACGTACGCCGCATCGGCTGGCGCAGCGGTCCGTCCGTCGCTGCCGCCGAACGCGCAGATCATTGCCGACGTTGCGGTCGGCGCGTCGGTCACCTCGATCGCCGCCGGGAACATCACCGACGTCCGGCAGTTCAGTGTGTCGCTCGGCGGTGCGCTCCCGGTTTCCTCGGCGAGCACCCCGAACCGGCCGCACCCCGGGCAACTCCTCTACCAGACGAACACCGATATCTGGCTGTACGGCAAGCAGGACGGCAGCACCGGCACCCTCGTACCGAAAGCCACCGCGTGGACGGCTATCACCCTGGCCGGTACGTGGGCGCCGAACGCGGGGACCGGGGACAGCGTGCCCGCGGCGCGGATCACGCATGACGGGACGCTGGAGCTGGCAGGCATGGCAAAGGGCGTCGCAATTGCCATCGGTTCCAACGCCTCCTTCGGGACAATCCCGGCTGCACTGCTGTCGCAGTTGTCGTTGTGGGTGCGCGGGGTGGCGGCCAGTTCGGTGGCGCAGAACTACGTGCGTGTGGCGGTCGATCCGGCCTCGGGCGCGATCTCTCTCGTGAACGGGTCGGTGGCGATCACCTCGACGGCGTGGATCCAGCTCGATGGGGTGCGGGGGCGGATCGCGTGACCACTTCTGCTGCCCTGATGCTCAGCCCCCTGTTGGCGGAGACGAACCCCGAGCACACGTACACGTATCTGTTCTGCGACCTGCTGACGGACGGGGTGCTCGCCGAGCTCCCCATGGCCGACGTCACGTATTCGACCGAGCTGAACGGCATCGGCGTGCTCAGGGGGGTCGTGCCGTACGCGGACGAGACGCTGCCCCTGGACCCGGAGACCGCGACCACCCCCAACCGGTGCGTCGTCTACGTCGACCGGGACGGGGTGATCGTGTGGGGCGGCATCATCTGGACCCGCGACCCTGTAAACGGCGGAAAGCAAATCCAGGCCGCTGAGTTCCTCTCGTACTACCAACACCGGTACGTCAAGACGACGCTCTCCACCGATCCGTCACTCCTGATCAATCAGAGTTTTGTGCCGGATGGGCAACGTCTATTCCAGGATCAGAAATTTGTGGTCTGGTCGCTCCTCACCTACGCCGACTCACAGGGCGCCGGCTCCAGTATCGGGATCGATACCGGACCGGTCAGCGTCAACGCGGATGGTGTGGGCAGGAACGTCACCTATTTCGGTTTCGAGCGCCCCGAGATTTACAAGTGCATCAGCGAATTGGCGGCGGCTGAGGATGGATTCGATTTCACCATTGAGTGCGGGTGGAATCCCTCGGCGAACAACCAGCCGCCGACGAGATTCAGGCGCGCACGCACTTGGTTCCCTCGCCGCGGTCGGACCGCAGACACGTCCGGCCTCGTGTTCTCCAAGGGCGGCACGGGCGCGTCCATCCTGGATTACGACTGGCCGGAGGACGGTACGGCGCTCGCCACCGAAGTGTCCGCGCTGGGCGACGGCACCGGCGAGGCCAAGGTGACCGCGGCCGCACGGGACGATGACCGCCTCGCCTCGGGCTGGCCGCTCCTGGAGGCGGTCACGACCTATGACGGCGTGGTGGACACGGCGCAGCTCCAGGGCCTCGCCAACTCGGAGTTGACCGCGCGCAGCGGCAGCCAGACGCAGCCCGTCTTCACCGTGTCCGCCGACACCGACCCCGCATTCGGCTCGTACTCCGTCGGCGACGAGGCCCTGTTCGTCATCGACCCCGAGCCGCTGTCTCCGGCCGGCCGATCCGGGGTGCTCCGCATCGTGTCCATCGAGAACACAGCGAGCGGCGGGCCCGAGCGGGTTCGCTTGACCTGCGTGGAGGCCTGATGGCGCAGCATGTCGTCACCCCGGACGCTCTCCAGCGGATTGCCGTACTGGAGGAGCAGGTAGCAGCGCTGCGCCGTACTGGGTGGGAGCGGGACGAGGTGCCGCTGTACCCCACACATTTCGAGACGATGCCCTTCCTGGACACCGCCGCATTTACGTCCACGTGGGAATGCATCATCACACCCCGTACAGCCACCCTTTCGCTGGGACTGGTGTTCATCGGGGACTCGGTGAGTGCCGTGAACACCGGTGGCGCGTGGCAGGTTCTCCTGAACTCTGCCGACGTCGTCATGTCCGGGACAGTCGCCGCGACTTTCTCGTACCAGTTCGCCACGAAGGTCGTCGACCTCACGCCGTACCGGTCTCTCAACGACCTGAAAATCCAAGTCATGTGCCGCCGTACTTCCGGTGCCACGACCGGCGGGAAATTCGGCGGCGGCGGATCCATCGCCATCGCACCCACGTACGCCCGACTCCTCTGAAAGGACCAGCCATGACCGACTTGTGGATGCCGGGTGCTACCCGAATCGACATCGGCGACCACACCGCGACCGACGGCGGCCCCGCGAAGGCGATCGCCCACATCACGTGGGATGAGAACGCGACCGCCGCGAAACCAATGGCCCTCGTGCCGTACGAGGACCTCGTCACCTACTTCGGCCGCAACCCGGACGGTAAGCCGGTCGCGCCACACCTTCTCTGGGATCCGTTCACGGGCAGGGTCACACAATTCGTGCCCGCGAACTCCCGCTCCAAGTCGCTCGCTGACAAGAGCGGCGGCACGCGCACGAACCGTGCGGGTGCGGTGGTCCTCCAGATCGAGGCTCTGTTCTTCCCGTACTGCCGGGTGGGCAAGACCGTCTATCCGAAGCTCACCGACACCCCATGCAAGGGCTGGCCCGAGCTGCTCGCGTGGGTGCGCTCGTGGGGTGTCCCGGACGTGTGGCCGATGGGCCGGCCGACGGACTTCAGCGCGCACCGTAGCGAGTCCACGTGGGAGTCCAAGGGCGGCTGGTACGCGCACGCCCACGTGCCGGAAAACGATCACCAGGACCCGGGTTCATGGCCCGCATTCACCACCGTGGAGGAAGACGTGACGGAAGCAGAGATGAACAAGATCGCCGACAAGGTGGTTGACCGGCTGCTGGCCAAGGACGCATTCGACGCGCCAGCGGACGCCGCCGACTACAGCGCGGACCCGAAGAACGCCGGCCACTACTGGTCCGGCCGCTCCGTGTTCCACGACCTCGTGACCCGCGTCCGGCGCATCGACAAGAACCTGTCCGCGCTCGACAAGCGCATCAAGTAGCCCACCATCCCCACCCCATCGAAGAAACGGATCACCTCATGTCCAGCTCTCTGCCCGACTTCAGCACCCTGCCGAAGACCGCCGCGACGTACGGGAAGGATCTCGCCGAGCGTGTGATCTGGACGTTCCTGGTCGCCGCGGGTGGTGTCGCCCTCGCGGCTGGCCCCGCGTCCATGTTCTCCGCGTCGTTTTGGGAGACCGTCGGCGCGGCCGGCATCGCTGCGGTCGGTTCCCTCATAAAGGGCATCGCGGCGAAGGTCGTCGGTAAGAAGAACACCGCCAGCACAGCGCCGGGCGTCTGATGCGCGCGGCGGCTCGGCGGCTCCGCGTCCGGCCGGGCCGCCGCGGGCAATGGCTCCTCCTCTGGGCTGTCGCGTGGATCTGCTGGGGGTACGGCGTTGTGGCCGAACCCCTGTCGGATCAGCGCGCTTTCCGGTTCCTCACCCAGGCCGCCCCCCTCCACTGCTGGGCCTGGGTATGGATCGGATCCGGTGTCATCTCCGCCGCCTTTTCGTTCGTCCGGCCCCCGTGGGACTGGCCCGGTTTCATCGTCGCCCTGCTCCCCCCACTCGCGTGGGCGATGTCGTACTTCGTTGCTGGCGCTGTCGGTGACTACCCGCGCGGCCTCTACGCGGGCCTGCTGTGGCTCGCACTTGCCGCCGCGGTGCTCAACAGCTCGCGGACGCGCGAGCACTCCGTACCGCACGTAGAGAGACCGGTGGGCACATGAGTGGGATAGCGGTACTCGCCGGGACGCTGATGACAGCGCTGGCCACGGTGGTCTGTGCGGTCATCGCTGCACGGGCTGCGCGGCGCGCGGCCGCCGACCAGCGCGAGGCGCAGCGTATGGCGGCCGAGCCTGCACAGCGCACCGT